GACGTAGCTGTCCAGCCCTGCACTCTGCTTGGTCGTGACCGCGTTCGGGATGTTGTCGCCGGCCGGTCCCGTCAGGATCATGTAGACGCCTTCGGAGAGCCCGAATTGAGCCTGCGTCGTCCACTGCGTCGCGTCGTCCGAGTCGGCCAGCAGCGCGATGCTGCAACCCTGGCCGCGCAACGCATACATGCCCTTGCGCGGCGGGATGTCCACGCCGACCAGTTGCATCGCCGCGACGCCGGCGGCGCCGTCCGAACCCGGCGTGCCGGTGGAGAACGCATAGGGTCCGGCGACCGGTGCGACCGTGGTGCTGTTGGCAGCCGCTGTGACAAGACCGCTTGGCCCGCGCTGCGGCCCCTGCCCGACGTTCACCGCGTTCGCCAGGTTCTGCCAGAACGTCGCACCACTGCCGGCGATGTTGTCGTACACTTCGGGCACCAGCCCCGGCAGCACCACCGTCAGCCGCCATGTATTCGCCTGGCTGCCCGAGCCGAGCGTCACCACGATCCCGCTGCCGAGGCTGCCGGTATATAGCGCAGTGAAGGTGAAGGCCGTGCTCGGCAGCGTCAGTCTGGCCGCGGTATCGGTGCCGTCGGTCGCCCGCACGCAGCGGAAATTCTGTGCGCCCTGCTGCACGGCGGTCGCCACATGGGTGCCCATGTCATACTTGCGTGCCACCAGCGGCCCGAACGCGCTGGCGTAGTCGGCCATCGTCGCCGCGATCACCGGCTGCCCCACGGGGCCCCAGCTGGCACTGCCCACCACGCCGACGATGTCCGTCGGCACGCCGTTCAGCAGCAGATTCTGCGGCGGGACGATCTGCACATAGAGGTCGGGCACCACCAGTGCTGTGGTATTGATGCTGCCCTGCTGCACAATCGGCATTCTATTCGCTCTCCTGCTAGGGGCTGGCCGGCCCGCGGGCCGATGCGCCGCGCAAACTCGTTGTTCAACTCAACAGCGTTTCCGAGAACCCACCGTCGCCGAGTTGGGCGTCGAAGCCGCCGATCGCCATGCGCGGAAGGGTCACGGCGATCGAGGTCGGGTAGTCGACGCTGTAGGTCAGCTCGCGCCGGTACAGCGTCGCATCCTCCCAGCGGTCGGAGACGGTCGAGGCCAGATAGCGCAGCCGCCCGCTGGTGCCGTCTGCCAGGCCGACGAAGTCGATGCCCGCAAGCGCGGAATCGACGGCGCTGCCGACCGCATCACGCGTCGCCGGGTCGGGGCACCAGGCCGTCAGCTTGAACGCCTGCTGCTGCCGTCGCGCCAGCCGCAGCGTCGGCTGGTCCGCCTCCACCCGCGCGATCAGCCGGATCGCTCCCGGCACCGTCAGCGCAGCACCACTCGCCGAAGCCGCCCGCACCGTCGAGAGCGAGCGCGCCAGTTCGGCCGCGACGCTCTGCGGCGTGTCCGATTGCTGCATTCGCCAGGAGGCCCAGCTCTGGTCCGCGATCACCGCCGCCACCTGGCCCATGCCGGCCGTGCCGGCGAAGGTCACGGTGTCGCCGCTCACGCTCGCCGTCAGTGTCGGAACCGTTGTCGTCTGCGGCACCCACGCATCCGGCCAGCGGGTCGTGTTCCGGCTCTGGCCCGTCCCCGCGGTCACCGAGATGTTGGTGTATCCGGCAGCAAGGTCCGCATCCAGCGCCGCCGGCACCGGCCAGCCGCGATAGATCCGGCACACGGCACCTGTCACGACGCAGGCGGCGGTCAGCCCGTTCGGATACAGCGCGCCGCCGATCACGCCGGCCAGCGCCGCTTCCACGTCCGATTGATCCGCCATCAGCTTGCCGCCTGACGAAGATGCAACCGCCACCCGAGATCCGTCAGTTCGGCGCTGGCCACGACAGCCGCCCGGCCGATGTCGTCGTGCGCCAGGTCGCCCGGGCGCAGCAGCACCGCCGCACCGGCGATGCGCAACGCCGGCAGCAGCACCGCCCAGCCGCCCGACCCGCCATGCACGCCCGGCGCATCGGCTGGCAGCGCACCGCGCCCCGCCGAACCCGACGCCAGCACGCTCGCCGGCCAGTCCAGCAGCAGCGGCTCGGCAGTGGAGGGCTGCACCCCGACATAGCGGTTCACCCCCGCGCCGATCGGCGCCGTCGGGCGGGAGAAGGAAAGAACCCGGTTCGTCTTCACGCACAGCACCGGCCCGAGGCGCCGCTGCGCGGCAATGAAGAACACGCCGTCCGGGCCTGCCATGTAGTCGCCGGCGCGCGAATATCCGGCGTCGAAATAGCCTTCCCACAGCACGTCGCCGTACGCCACCGGCGCGGCAAACCCCCTCGGGTTCGCGAAGGTGGCCGGCAGCTGCAGCAGGCGGTTGCCGCCGCCCATCGGCGCGGCCGGCCCCTGCGGGCGATACAGTTCGCACCACGCGCCAACCGCGCGCGCCGCCGCGCCAAGCCCGCGCCGGATGGCATTCGGGATGTCGTCGTTGTTGCTGGCCAGGGGCGTCATCGTCATACCACCAGCGCCAGTGTTCCGTCACCCAGCCCAGGCCCCGGCGGCAGGCCGAGAAAGGCGCACAGCCGGCGCCGCCAGTCGTCGAACAACCCGGCGCGCTCGCGCACCTCGTACGGGTTGCGCGTCCACACCGCCGCCTCCGACGTATCGAGCCGGCTGCTCGCCTCGGTGATGGCGCACTCCAACGTCGCAAGCGTGGTCAGGTAGTTCAGCACCACCGCGATCTCCGCGTCGGAGAGGTTGTTCAGGCGGTATTCCAGCAGCCCGTAGGCCTGGAAGAACCGCCACCCCTGAAACCCCGAAGCGCCCGCGCCATACGCCGGGTAGCCGCAGTAGCGGCGGACATCGGTCTTCTGCGCGTCGGTGAACGCCGTTTGGGCGGAGGTATAGCTCATTGCAAACTCCGCAGGACGCGGGCGGGATGTCCCCTCTCGTCCAGGCGGACGAGAGGGGGAGACGCAGGCTCAGGCGCGAGCGTCAGCCCGCGTGTTCCACCAGCACCGCGCGCTTGAAGACGGAGTTGGTCGCCGTCGGGACCGTCGTCGGGTTTGTGGTGGTGTCGGATGGGGTGCAGAACCCGCCGATCCAGTACCAGCTTTGCGCGATGATCTGCTGCAGGCGGTCGATCGGCTCGCGCGTCACCATGGCGATGCCATCGACAACCGAGACGATCGAGTCCTTCGGCGCCACGTCGGCCTCGGCCATCGCGGCGAAATCACCCTCGATCAGCGCGCCCTTGCCGCACACGATCGGCCGGCGGATCAGCCCGTTGGAGATCGCCGGGTTGGTGGTCACATACGCCTCCGTCGTCGGCACGAAGCGCAGGCCGAGGAAGTCGTTGATCAGGCCGCGCTTGAACACCTGGTTGGCGCTGGTCGCACCGGTGAACAACTGCCGAAACGCCTCGTCGCCGAACAACTGCTTGGCGCTGACGGGATCGAGGTAGCAGTTGTACGCGCCGTCGATCTCCGGCACCGCGTTCAGCCGCAGCGTTGCCACCGCGTTGAGCAGCGTCGCCATGTCAAGCGTGTCGGTGGCGATGATCTGCGCGGTGTTGGCACGCGAATTCGGCCGCACGATCGCACTCGCGGTCGCGGCGGTCACAGTGTTGTTCTGAGTGCCATCAGCCACGGTAACGCTCGTGGCGAAGGTCAGCACGCCGGAAATCCCGTTCGGCGCGAACGAGGCGTTGGTGCTGTCGGCGGCCACGCCGATCAGCGCGTAGGGATTGCTGCCCACCGTCACGGTCAGCGTGTTGGTGCTGCTCACCGCGGTCGGCACGCCGTTCACCCAAACCTGGGTGAAACCGCGGATGTCGTCCACACTCACCGAGGTCCCGGGGCTGCCCAGGGTCACGCGAACCCGCGTGTTGCCGCCGAAATAGGCGGGAAACAGAGCGTTGCGCGCAAGTTCGTCAAGGCTCCGCGCCGCCTGCTCGCCGTTGATCGCCGCGTTCAGCAGGAACTGGCTGGCGATGCCGACACGGCTCGTCACCATGTTCAGGTCGGCGGTGGCCGCATAGAAGTTCAGCGAGATCGTGTATTGCTCCACACTGAAGCTTGCCGGCGTCAGGCCGTTGTCGAGGTTGGTGTTGGTGGACGGCACCAGCGGCGTCGTCACCGAGGGCTTCAGGCCGGCCCGGGTCTTGGTGAGGGTTTCACCGATGCCGACCGCAAATTCCTCGCGGTCCGCGACGGCGCGGTAGCCGAGCCGGCTCTGCAGCGCCTGCTGGAACTCGCGTTCCAGGAAACCCTGCTGGATGATCGGCTGCAAGGACGGCGGGAAGTTCTGAATGCCCATCGTGGTCCTCGTGTTGCAGAACGTTGGAACGCACCCGCGCGAGCCCGCCCCGCTCGCAGCGCGAGGCGGGCAGTGCTCGTCCAGGTTTTGGAATTCGTGTCGGTGCCGTTGGCCGTGCGGCTCAGCGTCGCTTCAACAGATCCGCGCGCGCCTTCTGCCACTCGTCGAAATTCATCTCGGTGGCCGACCGCGGCTTCGGCGGTTGCACCGGCGGCGCGCCCGCGGTGGAGGAGGACGATGCGCCCCCGAACAGCCACGGCTTGGCCCGTCGCAACTCCCGCATCAGCGCGGCGGCACCTTCAACCTCGCCGGTCTCGCCCACCTTCACGCGGCTCGCGTCGAGCAGTTTCAGGCCGTCCAGATCGACCATGCCGGCGCGCACCGCTTCCGCCTTCAGCTCGGCGCGCACGATGCGCTCATGCGTCGTCGCCTCCAATTCGGCCAGCCGCCGTTCCAGCTCCGCAGCGCGCGCTGCAAGATCCGTGGGTGGGGCGGGGTCGGAAACCTCGTCGGTCATGCCTGTGCTTTCCCGTCTGTCGGCTGTTCGGCGGCGATGCGCGCCAGTTCCGCCTTCACGTCGTCGATGCCGTAGACATCGGCGATGGATTTCACCGCGGTCTCGCGGCTGATCAGCCCGCCCTGCGTCAGCGCCGTCAGCGTCGTCGCATCGCTCTGCCGGTCGGGTGCATCGGGCGGATACCAATCCGGCCAGCGCAGCGAGATCGCCGCCGCCGCCTCGAGCGGCGCCACCACCTCGCCGCGCACGACCAGCGGATACAGCGCCGAGACGCGCACCACCATCTGCGCCAGTTGCAGCAGCGCGCCGCCGTAGCTCACGCGCAGATTGTCGGCGAGCCAGATCAACCCCTGGTTCATCAGTTCCAGCGCCCGCCCGCTCTGCGGCGCGTTCAGCCGGTCGGCACTCGCGCGGTTGCCGTGCACGCCCTCCAGCGCCAGTTCACGCAGGAAGCGCACATAGTCGATCACCGCACTCGCCGCGGTGCCGCCGATCTCCAGCAGCTTGGCGTCGCCCTTCTCGCTGACCACCAGGGCGTTGCCGGCGCCGCGCACCATCTCGTTGTCCACGCCCGCCGGCTCGCGGATCAGCAGCGTCGGATCGGACGAATATTTCAGCCCGCGCCCGGCCTGCGACAACTGGTAGTCGATCTCGATCCCCGTCTCGACCGCTGCGCGAAAGGTGCAGGCGCCGTCGATGTCGTCGCCGCCCGGCAGGTTCTTGATCCAGACGATGGGAACGAAGCCCAGCCCGTGCTGCACGCTGCGCGCTGCGTCGATCTCGGAGGGCAGCCCGTCGCTCACCGGCGTCGGCACGAACCAGGTCTCCGCCGCGTCGTCCCAGACCCGCTGGAACCAGAACTCGTCCGCTGGTTCCTCGATCTCGTAGCCCTGGTCAACGAGCATCCGGCCCGGCACCTTGTAGCACTCGGTCACGCGCGCCAGCTGGTCCGGCGCCTCCGGCTGCCACACCGGCGTCAGGTACAGGCTTGGCAGCACGCGGAAGAACACCCGCCCGCCCAGCACGCGCAGCAGCACCGCGACGCTGCCGACCGAGCCGCGCAGCGCCGCCTCCAGCATCGCCTGGTTGAGCGCGCTTTCCCGCACGATGTCGGCCAGCACGGCGCGGTTGCGCGCGTCGCTGCATTCCAGCGTCGGAAAATGCCCTTCGCCGAACACCAGCGAAAGACTGTCGTCCACCACGATCTTGGCCAGCGGGTAGCGGATCGCGGGCCGGCGCCGCCGCAGCGGGATGTACTCGCCGCCGGCGCCGCGTTCCTCGTGGAACTCATAGGGCAGCACGTCGTACAGCCGCCCCTCCAGCACCCGCGTCAGCGTATCCAGCCGCCGCGTCCGCTCCGGATACGCCGGATCGTTCGGGATCAGCGCGCAGATCGTGTCGAACATTTTTCCTCGCTGCTGGCACGTACCAGTGTCACCGCCCGAAAATCCCCAGTTGCATCCGCCGCGCCGGTGCGTCGGCCAGCATCGCCAGCGCGCGCGCCAGCGCGTCCACCTGGTCGTCCTTGCGGCCGCCGGGAAAATCCCCCAGCTCATCCAGGAACGCCCGGTTCCACGCGCCGCGCACGACGGAGAGGTTGCCCGCCTCCGTCTGCGCCGCCGCCGGCTGCGCCCGGGTGATCTTCGATCCGGTCTCCGGCCCCGCGGCGACGCGGAACCCGGCCAGCAGCCCGGTCAGCCACGCCACCTGCTGCTTGCCGGCCTGCCCGGGGTCCTGCGGCAGCCCGACAGCCACCTCGCGCCCGTCCAGCTTCGCCGTCTGCACGATCGTCTCGGCCACCTCGTGCGGGCCGCCACGCAGCCGGCGGACGTCCAGCACGACGAAGCCGCCAGCCTCGGTGCGGCCCAGCTTGATCCCGGCCGTCCAGTCCGGGTCGCGCCCTTCGGCGGCGGTCGTCGCCGCCAGATCCCAGGCGCGCACCACCCGGCGGCACGCTGGCTCGGCCTCCAGCACGCCGATGCGGCCGGTCTGGAACAATGCCTCGGCATCGGTGCGCGGCGACTGCTGATACAGCGCCGCCCAGGCCCGCGGCCCCACCGCCAGCCGCCGCCGCGCCAGTGCGGCCGTGTCCTCCCATTTTGGCCAGAGCGGCTCGCCCGGCGCGCGCCCGATCGGATCGCCCGCCTCGGCCAGCGCCGGCAGCCGCAGCGTCTGCCAGGTGTCGTCGCTGGCCAGCAGCCGGCCCGCCAGGTCGTCCTCATGCCAGCGCGTCATCACCAGCACGATCTTGCCGCCCGGCGTCAGCCGCGTGGTCAGCTCGGCGCGGAACCAGTCCCACAGCGAGTCCCGCATCACGGCACTTTCCGCCTCGGCGATACTCTTGATCGGGTCGTCGATCACGATCAGCTCGGCCCGCCGCCCCATCAGCGGCCCGCGCACCCCGGCGGCGAAGTAGCTCGCGCCGCCCCGGGTGGCGAACCGCCCGGCCGCGCGGTCATCGCGGGCCAGCCCGTCCGCGGTCGCCGCGCCGTGTTCCAGCACCAGGGCGCGGACCCGGCGCCCGAAATGCGCCGCCAGGCTTTCGGTGTGGCAGGCGGCGATCACCCGGGATTTCGGATGGGTCAGCAGATACCAGGCCGGGAACACCACGCTCGCATAGGTGCTCTTGGCGCTGCCCGGCGGCATCAGCAGCATCAGCCGGTCGGATTTGCCGTCCGCCAGACGCTGCAGCCGCTTCAGCATCTCCTTGTGGTGGTGGGCCGGCCGCGGCGCCACCGCCGCCCCCTCCGCCCATTTCAGCAGTTTGGGGGCGGCGTTCGTGTCGGCCGGGGGCGGCATCCGTTCTGGCAGGGGGTCGGGACGAGACCGGAAGCGTCATGCACGAGTCGCATAGGACGGGACTCGTCCCATGCGCCAAGCCGCGGGTCGATTTCCCGCCGCTTCGTTGCGCTTGCCACCGATGATACAGGAATATATACCGATTCCTGGGGCATCTGGGCAACCGGATTTACGGTTGCGCTTATCACAATTTTTCGGGTTGCACCCCCTGCCGGGTTCGCGCGATGAGAGTGTGCGTATCAGTACCGACCATGGAGGAGTCGATGGCGGAAGCCCGCTTCGGCGAAGGACCCTACCACCTCAGTGCGCAGGCGCTGGACAACATTGTCACCCGCAATTGCCCGGGTACATTTGTCCTCGGCGAGCACACCGATGATGGCTTCCATGTCGACTATGTCGGCCGGTCGGATACCGACGTGAACGCCCGACTACACCGGCATGTCGGCAAATACCGGCATTTCCGGTTTGACTACACCGCCGATGCGCAGGCGGCGTTCGGGGACGAATGCGCCCTCTACCACGACTATCATCCGGGCCATAACCCGGCCCATCCGGAGCCGCCGGTCGGCACCGGTTGGACCTGCCCTCGCTGCCAGGGCGCGAAGGTGTCGGCGGCGTAGGGTTACCCCCGCCCGCAACTCCAGGCTGCGGCTGTCCGATCGCTCTGCAACCCGCGCCGGACGGCCACTCGGCGCGGGCGTGGCGTCACGGTCGCCACAT